TCACCATCAGAATCTATATTTCCAAAAATAGAACCATAGCCTTTTACAATTCCTGACTTTTCATCTATGTCCTTTAGTTCACCTATTGGACTTGTTTTATATATTATATTCATAGTACAAAGATAATTATTTTAAATAATTGGTATTGGAGCACTTGCACATCTACAATTAATAACATTAGCTGCAGACCCTGCACTATCTCCTGGGTGATTAAGTTGTTCACCCATAACACTAAATTTTTCATTCATCGGCCTTCTTTGACCATTAGCCATTAAATGTGCATCTCTAACTCTACCATCATTTCCTGAAATCCATTCTTTCTGTAAATTATTAGCACCAAATAAACTAGCTGCACTTTCATTTGTTGCGTAGTTTGCTGCGTTTACACTTTCAGTTCTTACTATTCTTTTACCATTCGATATGCTCATACCTTTAAATTTCTTTCGTAATATTCTTTCAGCACTTACTTCATTTAATGCCATAAAAGATTCTTCTTGCATATATCTTCTAATAATTTTATTAAATTCTTTTTTACGATTATCTGCTATACTTACAATTCTTTCACCTGCTATTGTTTTTCCTATATAAGCAAATTTTTCTTCCCAAATACTTTGATATGCTTGTGGGTTATCTTTTGTTATATATTTTTCATAATGTCTATAATACCAATTAGCCATTCTTAATCCAATAGTTTTATATAATTCTATATATAATTTTTGTAAATCTTTTAATTGGTAATAAGTATCGAGATTTGGAATTATTCTACCTACCATAAAAGAATTTATAATTTTATTAGATTCTTTATTAAAATAACTTGACCAAATTCTGTCTTGTTTAGATTCTGCTATTTCTAATTGTTTAGTCCAATCAGTATAATAATTTTTATTTAATTTATGAATCATCTCTTTCAGAAATTCTTTTTGCCCAAGCAACCATAGATTTACCACCCCATAAATTATAAGCTACATAACCTCTATCTTTCCAAGGTTCATTTCTATATTCTTCTGATATTTTAGCATTATCTTCGTGTCTTGCTAAAAAACTATTAACTCGTTTAATTGTATCTATTGATAAAGATTCACGGTTTGCTAATTGATTTGCTCGTTTCCAACCAACTTCAGTTCCACCTTTTACAACATCACGACCATATTTTTCTCTCCAATCTAACATTCTTTTTGCATTGTTAGTTGCTCCTTGAGGATAATTATTATATGAATCTTGTTTAGATGTATATTCGTGGTCACCTGGTTTTAATTCTCGATTAGTTATTGTTTCATAATCTTCGTGAGTAGCACAAGGCATATAAATTGTTTGTCCATTTTCAGTATGACTATGAGTTCCAACACACCCTAAATCATTTGCTCTTTGTTGAGCTTCTTGTGATGTTGTATAAACATCATTTCGTAATTCTTCTTTAGGTATAGCATTATAATCTATATCTACACTTTTTANTTCTTCCTCTATTATATCATTAGATAAAGGCATAAGATTAGCAGGTATATAATAATCATTCATTTCTTCATTTTCTTCATCTACACCATAATTCATTGCTTGTCTTTTTTCATTTGGTGTAGTCCACCAAGCACTACCCATTTGTTTTACCACACTATCCATTTCCTCTTGTAGTTCTGCAATATTAGAATAATCAAAATCTAAATAAAGATTATCACCAAATGATGGAACTAACCATCTATTTAATTCATCTTTAATTTTATTTAATTCAGGAATTATTGCATTTTGATATAATGATTTTTTAGCTTCTATCATATTATTATATGTAGATGTATCTGTATTATTTAATAATTGTACAGGTACTTGGTAAATATTACATAAATCTTTAATACTTGCATTATACTGTTGAATTAAAGAAACATCTGTTGCATTTAAACCAAAGTTTACCCAACTTAATTTTTTAGGTGTTATAATAATATCACCTGCATTATCACTACCCTGATATTGTTGTCTAAATTTATCTTTTAATTGTTGTGCTTGTACTTCATTTAAATCCCCTTCATCTGACATTAACACACCTCTTGAAGTTTGATTTTGTAAATATTTTACACCCGTTGTTACTGCTTCATTATTTGTGTCTAAACTTCTTAAACCTGCTTTAAGTGGTGACATTCCGTAAAGGTGTGAACCTGTACCATCATAATATGGGTTAAAATCTTTTATATGACATATATCTTCTGCATCAATTTTATATTGACCTGAATAATCTAAACTATANCCTGCAACTGGTTCAAATATTCCATTACTATTTATTTCTACTGATTGACTTGGTAATACATAAAGTTCTTGCCATTTACTTTGATTTGGTCCTGATTCTGGTTTTATTCCATAAACATATCTATTACCAGTTAATTTACCAAATGCTATAATTTCTTGAATCCAACTGCTATAAGATTGAGCTGGGTTCGGTCTTTCTAAAAGTTTATGCAAATCTGTACTATCTAATTCTGCTAAAGCGTGTTTTCTTTGTAATAATGATTTATGTAAAATGTTTCCATTCATTAAACCACTTGTCATTGCTTTGTATTTTTTTAACTCATTTTCATTTTTAACCTCATAAATTTGAAAAGGAATATTACTTGCAGTTTTAGCTATTAAATTAACAATAGAATAAACTGTTGAATTAAACATATATCCTTTTTTAATATATGTATCATCATTTTCAGGATTCCAAATTATTGACTGTCCTAGATAATTATAAATAATTTTGTTAAATCCTGTGTTTGTATTTTGAAAATTCTTTTTAAGTATATCTCCAACTCTTGAAAAAATAGATGCCATTCGCTTACGATTTATCTTACAAAAATAATAATTATATTACAAAGAAGTTTTGTTGCTTTCCAAAACTACTAAAAGTGAGGTATCTCATAGCATCCATACAGTGATTCATTCTATCTAAAGGCTTGTTAATTATAGTTCCATCTTTCATTTCAGTCCAATAATAACTGTGATATTCTTTTACAATATTTAATGATTCTTTACTTATATATATTTCATATTCTTTTAATAAACTAATTCCTGCATTTACACTTCCTTGACCTTTACGAGCAGGATTAATATATAAACCTTTTCTTTTTATTTCTTCTATTGATTTTGGTTCTGCTGAATCACCATAACAAATTACTTGTTCATATCCACTAGCTTTAATAAATTCTGCTATTTCATCATTTGTCATTCCTTTATTATATAATAATTCGTGAAAAAATAGTTTATCATTTTTTTTAAATCCAATGACTATTGCAGTAGGGTCATTACTAAAACCAAAATCAATGCCGATTATACCATCATTATTAATATCAAATTCTGGAAAGTCACTATAATTAATAAAATTCCAATTATTAAATATTTGTCTAGCACTAAATATTGCTTTTTGCCCTTCTCCATATACTCTCCAATAATCAGGGTCTTTTAATTTCATTCTTTCTATTTCATATACTAAATCTTTAGAAAGAAATTTGTTATCCTTATATGTTGTTATCCAAGTGTCACAATCATCACGAGGTACTAAATCATCATAAATCCAATGTATCGGGTCACTTGGGTTAAAATCAACAATAACCATATCTAATGTCCTCATATTAATTTGTCGAAAATCTTCAATAGTTAATTCATTGCCCTCATTTAAAAATGCAATGTTTCTTTTCCGACCACGAATTTTTTGTGGTTCATCTACTGATAAAAATTCAATAAGATGTTTGCCATATTCAAAAGTGTTTGCTGATTTATTATGAACACCTAAATAATATAACCCTGTTTTTTCAAGAATCGTAATTATATCTCTTAATACACTTCCTTTTAAAGCAGGTAATGTTTTTCTAATAATAGATATAACCAAAGGCTCTTTTGATTCAGTTAACAGATATGTTAAGTATTGACATACTGCATAAGTTTTCCCACTTCTTGTTCCTCCTTGGTGTACTTTAAATCTTTTTTCTGAATTTATTAAATCATAAAATTGCCTATTGCAATGTTGTTCTATTCTTCTTGACTGGGTTTCCATTCTATTAGTGTTGATTTAATTGCACCATCGTGAACTATTTCACTACGTTCAACATAACCACGTTTCTTTCCTTTTGTTTTAAGATAAAATATTGTTGCTGATGTATTACCATCTTGTATTTGTTTATGTAATTGTGATTCTGCAAAGTCAAGTGCTATGTTTTGTATATCAGCAACTTTGTTTGCAAAACTTTCATCTTTGTTAAGATACTCATAAAATGTAGTTCTACCAACTCCAACCTGTTTACAGGCAGTTGTAACTACACCTAAAGATTTTTCTAATGCTTCAAGAATTGCTTTTTTAGTATGTTCGATTTTGTTCGTTTTCATTTTACAAAATTACATAAAAAAAATCCCCTTTTGCAAGAGGACTTTTAAAAACAAAAAATGAAATATTTATTTATTATTTATTTTTCCAAACACTAATATTTTTATTCTGTTTTTCTATTTGTTCATCATACCAATCTTCTAAAAAGAATTCATATTCATATAAATTTGCTTTCATATGTTTAAATACATTTGTTGAAGCGTGGTTTTCATCATATCTAAATAATTCACATATTTGTTTATGTAATTTTTTATTTCTAATAAACCAACTACTTAAAATAATTTTTTTAATAATAATATCTAATTCTTTTTCTGATTGGTCATAGTTATTATACATATTATATATAAAATTATTGTATTTATATTGTAATATTTTATGTAATTCTTTATCGAATTCTAAAATTATATATTTTTCGATTTCTTCTTTTGTAATTATTTTATTTTCCATATTTATATTTTTAATGCCCATAATGAGCATTTGTTTGATGTTTAGGTTTGCCATCCCATAAAGTAGCCCATTCATAAGACTTTATCATTACACCTGGTCTTGTATGATTATAAACTTTTCTTCTAAACTTTTTAGGGAATTCTGATGCAGGATAAGGAATTACACTATCTGTAGTATGAGAATCTTGTACATCTGCATATTTCTTTTCTATTTTAACTAGCTCGACTTGTGTCTTGCCGCATAACCTTTTAACTTTATAAAAATTAATATTGGTTTGTTCATATCCCCAACTACTGTAAAGAATATCGTTTTCTTCTAACTTTATTATTGTTTCTGACATTTTATATATTTATTTTATTTTTGTGATATTCATCACCATTACTTAATACAACTCTATTATTTACAATAGCTATTATTGTAACATTTTGAGTTATTTTTTTACCATACCTAGATATTTTATTTATTATAAACTTATCTCCTAATTTTAATATATACATTATATATTTTTTAAAATTAATTTACCTTGTAATTGTTCTTGCTTATAATATACATCTGTACCTGCTTTTATAACCTTTTTATTATCTAATGTTATATTGTGTTTTGGTGTAATATATGTTTTACTATAAAAACCTATTTTATTAGATACTGGTTCTTCTAATTTTAAACTTCCTATAAATTTATTATCCATATTGTAATAATCTAAATAATATGCTAAAGGTGTAAAAAAGTTATTTATTGGTGGATTAAAAGTTTTTTTCATTTTTTTTGTTTTAAAAAGATACTGCCCTTTTTCACTTGACTACGTTCTGACTAATTTCGGAACTGTTTCTGCGATACTCGGGTTATCAGTATCTATATTGTTTATACTATCCAATTAAAATATTTATCTGCTATTCTTTTAGTTGTGTGAAACTTTTCACCATTTGGTAAAGTTATATCAGTTAACACTTCTGGCATAACTTTAGAATTTATTACCAAATTTTTATCTTTTACAATTACCATAGTACCTTTTTTAATGTTAGTACCTGATTTTCTAATTATATTTTTATTTGCGATAGCTTTCATTTCTTTGTTTTATTTAATATAAAGATACAAAGAATATTTTATATATGAAAGTTTTTTTACACTTTTTTAATATTTTCTTGTAAAAGTTTAGGAACTGCGTTATTCCATTTAATCATATGATGTAATCTTTTATTTTTATTTCCCATTAGATTTATTTTTGTACAAGAAGGATTAAATAAAACTGTATAAAACGATTTAACGTAAGTACCACCATCTAAATAAAATTCAGTCAA